TTATTTATTGTAGGTGTTTTATATAAAACACATTCAGAATGAACTTTACCATATGTTGATACTTCTGCTTTGGCACTGCAAAACAGTTGAAAATCACTTCTTATAAATATTGCAAATAATAAACTAATAAAAATGCAGATTTTCTTCATAAATTAATTATAAATCAAAAAATATTTTTTAAAAGTGCGAAATTTGATGAAAAAAAACATCTTTATAGGTATTAAGACAAATTATGAATAAAAGAAAAATTATTAAACTAAAAAAAATTATTAATGAAATAGAAAAAAGAAATTTAAAAAGATTATATTTATATAACAATGGGAAAGTTATACATAAAAAACAATTAGAATTTCATAAATCACTTAAAAAAAACAGGTGGGTTTTTGGTGGAAATAGAACTGGAAAAACAGAGTGTGGAGCAGTTGAAACGATTTGGCTATCACTTGGCATTCACCCTTATAGAGAGAATAGAAAAGAAACACAGTGTTGGGTAGTTAGCTTATCTAATAGAGTCCAAAAAGAGGTTGCTCAATCAAAAATATTAAAATACTTACCAAAGTCTACAATTGTTGATATTATCATGAATCAGGGTAAAAAAAATTCACCGGAAAATGGAATAATTGAATGCATTATAGTTAGAAATAAGTTTGGTAATAATAGTAAAATTTGGTTTAAATCATGCGAAGAAGGAAGAGAAAAATTTCAAGGAACAAGTCTTGATTTTGTTTGGTTTGATGAAGAGCCTCCGGAAGATATTTACAGAGAATGTCAAATGAGAATTTTAGATAAATGTGGAGAAATTTTTGGTACTATGACACCTCTAAAAGGTATGACTTTTATATATAATGAAATATACCTAAATGAGAAAAAAGATGATGAAATTTTTTATATTTTCATATCTTGGGACGATAATCCATTTTTAAATAAAAAAGAAATTGAAAGATTATCAAATTCACTTTCTGCTGATGAAATTGAGTGTAGAAAATATGGAAGATTTTTAGCTATTGATAAGGGATTAATTTACCCTGAATTTGATATAAATATTAATGTTATAATGCCTTTTAAAGTTCCTATTGAGTGGCAAAGTATGATTTCTATTGACCCTGGTCTTAGTAATCCACTTTCTTGTCATTTTTATGCAAGGGATTTTGATGATAATATTTATGTTATTGCTGAGCATTTTGCTGAAAATAAAACAATTGAATATCATGCTAAAATGATAAATGATATTGCACTTAAATTGAATTGGAAGAGGCTTTCTAATGGAATGCTTGAGGCTTTAATTGATAGTGCAGCAAAGCAGAGAACGTTATCGTCACAAAAAAATGTTGTTGACCTTTTTTATGAAAATGGAATTATAACAAATCCTAAGGTAAATAAAGATGTTTTAAGTGGTATTTCGACAGTTAAAACATACTTAAAAAACATTAGTGGAAAGAGTAAGTTATTTATTTTTTCAAACTGTGTAAATATGATTAGGGAATTTAAGACATATAGATGGAGTGGAAGTGATTCTCCAATAAAAGAAGATGATCATTGTTTAGATGAACTTAGATACTATATAATGAGTCTTCAAAATAAAAATGAAGTTAAAGTGAAATCACAAATTCAAAAAGATAAGGAGAAATTAATACGAAAATTAAATTATAATATTTATGAGAACTAAGAAATTTACAAAAAAAGAATTAATAAAGTTGTTAGTAAAAAAAGCCTCAGGCTTTTTTTATAATGAAGAACAACTTGAATATGAAAAAAAGAATAATTTAGGTAATAAAGATCAGAAAAATATTAAATTAAATAATTTTGAAAAAAATAATGAAAAACGTGTCACTGTTTCTGGAAATTCATTAATAGGTGGTGTTAACATTGAAGTATCAAATGATAGTAATGGGAATGAATTATGTGAAAATGATTTAGTTTTAACAAAGAAAAAAATCAGCACACATTACATTCCTCCAGATATGATTGCAATAAAAATATTATTTGAAATTTTTGATAAGAAGGTTGATGGTAATGATATTGATAAATTGAATGATGAAGAACTTCTTAATCTAAAAAATAAATTATTAAAGGAGTTAAAAGATGAAATTATTTAAAATTAATAAAGAAATTAAATGTGATACAGTTTTATGCAATTGTAATGCAAAATATGAATTTATTTCTAATAGTTACAAAGGAAATATTTATTTATGTGAAGATTGCTTTAATTCTATGCAAAATATTATGAAAAAGGTAAACAAAAATGAAACAAAATCAAACTAATAAGTATATTTATAATGAATTAAAGGACCAATTTATTGTTCAAAACATTAAGGAAGATTTTGCTTTAAGACAACAAGAGCGTAAAAATTATGAGTTATCTTGGGAACTTAATATGAATTTCTTTGTTGGAAACCAATATTGCTATATTTCAAATACTAATGAAATATCAGATATAGAAAAGAGATATTATTGGGAGAATAGAGAGGTTTACAACCATATTGCTCCTATTGTTGAGGCTAGATTTTCTAAATTAAAAAAGATTGCTCCAAATTTAAATGTGAAACCAATAAGTGGTTCAGATGAGGATTATTATTCAACAAAACTTGCTAAGACTATTTTGAAAAAAATAATTGATAAAAACTCGCTTAAAGATGTAATTTCTACGGCTACTTATTGGAGTGAAATAACAGGAACTGCTTTTTATAAAGTTGTTTGGGAAAATGATGATGGAGAAATAATAGGCAACATTGATGGTAGAAAAATAAAAAATGGTGATGTTAAAATTTCTGTTTGTTCACCATTTGAGATTTATCCAGATTCTAATAGTGCTTGTGATATTAATGACTGCAACTCAATTATTTGTGCTAGGGCTTATCCTGTTGATTATATTAATGAAAAATATCATAAATACTATAAGGGTGGAGATGTTGATATTTTTGAAATAGGAAATAATAGTTTTTTAAATGGTATGTCTGGGAGAAGTAATATTACTAAAATTAACCATTCAAAAAAACATAATCACATTCTTGTAATTGAAAGATATGAAAAACCTACTAAGAAAAATCCTAACGGAAAGTTTACAATAATTTGTGGAGATGACCTTTTATATGATGGTGAATTACCTTATATTATTGGTAATGATGGAACTAGAGGATATCCTTTCATTAGACAGGTTTCTTCTAAACAAATTGGTTGTTTTTGGGGTATGAGTATTATCGAAAGATGTATACCAGTGCAAAGGGCTTATAATGCTATTAAAAATAAAAAACATGAGTTTATTCAAAGGCTTGCAAGTGGAGTACTAACAGTTGAAGATGGATCAGTTGATATTGATAACTTAGAAAATGAGGGACTAGCTCCTGGAAAAATTTTAGTTTATCGAAATGGAGCAACTCCACCATCATTTATGCAACCAAGTTCAATTCCTAATGAACTTAAAGATGAAGAGGAAAAATTAATCCAAGAGCTTAATATTTTAAGTTCTACTAGTGATATGATGCTTTCATCTGGAATTCCTTCAAGACTCAATAGTGGCTCAGCATTATCACTTTTAATAGAGCAAGATAATTTAAGATTATCACTTGCAGCTGAGAATATAAAATTGGCAATAATTAGTATTGGAAAATATATTTTACGACTTTATAAGCAATTTGCAACTACGCCGAGACTTTGTAATATGATGGATTCAATGGGGTCTGTGCAGGTGGTTTATTGGAATAATAATGATATAATCAGTGATGATGTAATTATTGAAACTGACAATGAGCTTGATGATATTGTTTCAAAAAATAAAGCAACAATTTTAGAACTTTATGAAAAAGGTCTCTTTACTGATGAAGATGGAAAGATATCTTCAGCTAATAAAATGAAGATTTTAAATATATTTGGTATTAGTGAGTTTGAACAATATGAAGATATTAGAGAAATACATAAGGCTAAGGCTGTTAAAGAAAATCTTGATATTGAAAATAAGATTGACTTACTTGAAATAGATGACCACAAAATTCATATAGAAGAACATACAAAATTTTTGATATGTGATGAATCAGCTAATGTAAGTGATGAAAATAAAGAAAAGTTATTAAATCATATCAAAAAACATAAAGAATTTTTGTTAGAGAATTTAAATAATAATAAAGAAAAAAATTAAATTATAATAGTTATATATAAATAACTAAATATTAAATAAAAGAGGATTAAAATATGGAAGAAAAAATTATAGAACAACCACAAATTGATAATAGTAACAATGATGTTTTAGAAGATGTTAGCAATTCTAGTTATGTTAGCGAAACTATTGCAAAAGAGGTGCTAGAAAATCAAGAGGGCTCTATATTTGGGAAATTTAAAGATGCAAAAAATTTACTTGAAGCTTATAACAATTTGCAATCAGAGTTTACTAGAAAATGTCAAAAACTTGCTGAGTACGAAAAAAATGCTCAAAAAGAAAATGATGAAAAAAATGATTGCAAAGAGTATAAAGATATCGACGATTTTGTAAATAGCAATATGGGTATGGATAAATATAAAAAGGAAATCGCGGAGATTATAAGTGAAGAAGAACTTAGCAATCTGCCAAATAAATATCAGGTGGCTTACATTATCGCAAAAAAGCTTGAAAGTGAATCTGCAAATCTTTTAAATAACCCTGAATTTTTAGATAAAAACATTATTAATAACCCCTTAGTTAAGGACAAAATTATTTCTAATTATTTATCTAATTTAAACAATGTGTCTGCTCCTAGTATTATTTCAGGTAATGCTACTAGTGTGTATTTTTCACCAACGAAGAGCAAACCAAAATCAATAAAAGAAGCAGGCGAATTATTTTCAAAAATGCTTAAATAGGAGATTTTATGGTAACATTATCAACAGCAGATAACGCTTTAAAAGAAGTGTATCTTGGAGTTGTTTCTAATCAACTCAACACAACAATTAACCCACTTTTAGCTAGAATTAATCAAACTACTTCAGATGTTTGGGGAAAGGAAATTAGAAAACTTGCACCTTATGGTATTAATGGTGGTATTGGTGCTGGTACTGAAGATGGAGATTTACCAGTTTCAGCTGGCAATAACTATGCTCAATTTGTACTTCCACTTAAAAATTTATATGGTAAAATTGAGATTTCTGATAAGGCAATTCGTGCATCAGAACATTCAGAAGGTGCTTTTGTAAACTTACTTAATGATGAAATGGAAGGTCTTATCAAGGCTAGTGCATTTAACTTTGGTAGAATGCTTTACGGTGATGGTACAGGATTTTTAGCAAATGTAACAGGTAACACAACTTCAACTGTTACTGTAGATTCAGTTATTAATTTAATTGAAGGTATGGTAGTTGATATTGTAAGTTCTAATGGTACAGTTGCTAAAGCTACACTTAGAATTACATCTATTGATAGAGCAAATAAAGTTGTTACATTAAACACAACAGCTTTAACAGCTGATGCTTATAAATCTGGTTCTTACAAACTCTGTGTTCAAGGTTCTTATAATAATGAAATTACTGGTCTTGGTGCTATCTTTAAAAATACTGGAAGTTTATATGGTTTAGATAGAGCTTCTTATAGCTGGCTTGTTCCTTATATGAAAGATATTAAATCTGGTTCAACAGCTACTGATATTACAGATATCACTATTCAAACTGCAATTGATGAATTAGATGAAAATGCAAACAGTCAAGTTGACTTTATTGTATGTTCTGCAGGTGTTAAGAGAAATTATCAAAGTTATTTAGCATCATATAGATCAAATATTAACGTTATGAACTTGGAAGGTGGATTTAAGGCAATTTCTTATAATGGAATTCCACTTGTTTCAGATAGATTTGTTCCTGCTGGTACAATGTATCTTTTAAATACAAAAGAGTTTAATTTACATCAACTTTGTGACTGGAAGTGGCTTGAAGGTGAAGATGGAAGAGTTATTAAACAAAATCTTGGTAAACCAACTTATCAAGCAACTCTTGTTAAATATGCTGATATTATCTGTAATAAACCAAGTGGTCAAGCAATGATTACAGGTATTAAAGAATCTTAAATTTAATTAAAAATTAATGTCATTTGGAGAATTTTATTCATGTTAAATAGAAATTATATTGAACCATATAAAGATATGTTTAATATTTATAATTTAATAACTAAAATTAATAAATATTACAGATTATTTTTTGATAAAAAAAATAATAAGTTTTTAATTATTAATATAAATAATAATTATGAAGTTTGTTATACATTTAATAATTTTAATGAAAATATTTTACTAAACTTACAAAAATCGCAAGTAATAAATTCAAATAAAATATTTGAAGAAATTGAAATATGTAACAATAAACTTATTGAAAATTATGTGAAAAATAATTCATATTTAACTAACTGTAAAATGGAAGAGCTAAAAAAATACTCTTGCAGAACAAATAAAATTCTCCTAAGTGATATTAATAAGATAAATGAGGTTAAAAATGCTTAAAAACATACTCATAAATTGTGCTAATTTAATAGGTAGAGATGATATTGTCCTAGAACTGAAAAAATATGAAAAATTAAGTGATTTTAATGATGAAAATATAAAAAATGATATCAGTAAACTATTATGTTTTTATAACTTTATTACAAATAGTATATATGAAAATTATTTAGATTTAGTATTTTGCGAAAAGATAATGTCAGACTCTAAATCAAGTATTGATTACTTTAAATTTAGCAAAAATCCAATTAAAATTATAAAAGTTGAAAATGAAAATTTTAAACCAATATTTTTTGATGTAAAGCCTAATTGTATTATTACAAATTATCCTAATAAATTGCTTTATATTTCTTACAAATTTTTACCAGATGCTGTAAATGATTTAACAGATGATATTAGCTATTTAGATAGAAGGTTAATTAGAATTGTAGCCTATGGTATTGTTAGTGAATTTTTAGCAAGTAATGGAAAAATTTCAGAAAGTGAATCGTGGAATAAAAAATTTTTATTTGAACTTTTTAAGTTAAAAAATAATAAGGAAAGACGATTAAAGTCAACTTTTTGCCTATGAGGGAAGTAGTTAAAAATTATAATTTTTGCGAATTTGATTTTAAATTTGAAGAGGACTGTGTAAGTAGAAATAAGTTGACTATAAAAGAATGTGTAAATGTATCTTTAAATGCTAATACATTTATGCCGTCATTTGATTACAATGATTTATTTATTTCTAT